CGCTATATTAGACAATCGAACACCCCACGAGACAATTCGGAAACGATAAGGAGTACTAGGGAAAGGTGCATAATTCGGGGTAGGATTAGTCCAGGTAGGTACTCCACCCGTAACGGATGAGCTTCCCATAACCTGGTTCACGCCACCAAGGAAGGCAACTGCTCCTTCTCCATTCGCATTGGATGAAAGATTGAGTGCCTTCCCATTCACCGTGAAGACCAAGGTTCTTACTAGAGAGCCATCTGGGTACTTCGCACCAATGGCTTGAGGGCAAAACGGATTCGTAATTGAACAAACGTCCATTGCGAAACCCATCGCTCCTTTTGGGGCCATCGACATTTGCGACATTTTCCCTCGAGATCTACTCTTCTTCTTTGACTTCTTGGTTTTGTTGGTAACCTGAATCACCACCTTCTTTCCCTTGTTCTTGTTTCTTCTCGACATTTCTCGGACTATTCCCACAACAATAACACCAAACGTAAGCGTATATGATGTATAATGTCACGTTACAAAACGCTGGGAACATTAAACCTAGTTTCTTTTATTTAAGATATTTTATCCGCACGACGGCAGCGCGGAGAACTCTTGGGTAAAATATACTAGAAAAACACCCGGTCCAGGGGCTCTTACGCCCGTTTCTAAGCAGCCTCTTGGACTCGGAATTTCTCCCAAGCCTCGAGGGCGAGTCCCTGAACCATTGCACGCGCCTCATGGTGCTCAAACTGTAAAAGCACATCGACAGATGCATCTTTGCTATCCGCGGCAAGCATATTATACAGGAGCTTCGCAAGGCCGTCAGGCTTCCTCTTAAAGTCCTCATGAACAGTGTTTCGAAAGAATATCTGCGAACAAAAATTAACTGGTAGAGGGGTATGGGTCTGTACATCAGTATGAACAAATCCTAATCCTGTACTGAATTCAAATTTGCAACCCTTAGGGAAAATACCGAAACAATCGTCTCCATTCGTAGAATGTGTGACGCTATTGTCGGATTGCATCCATAGGTTAATGTTGCTAGCTATCTCCAGTAGGTGCACACTGAGACCAGAGTCAACACGAGCCAATGAAGCCCGCTCATCTGAGTTCTGCAGGTGCGTTGTGGACTTGCCAGACAATACAATAAAGAAGGGAAGGCTGTGGATTATTCCATCACTGTCGAGGATCATCGTAAGGAGTTCTGCCATCATATAGCAC